CCTCCAAGGTAGCCAAGGCAGCCGCTACTTTTTCCTCTTCAGACATCTCGTTGGTGCCCTCCACACCAGCATCACCCTTTACTCCTCCAGCATCACCTTTTTCTCCTGCTGTTTCAGAAGCATCATCTTTGGTTTCTTCAGCTGTTTCCTGTTCTGCTTGATTTAGTTCGCCTACTAAATCATCTAGTTCCCTTTGAAAATCTCGAGATTCAAGTATTTGTTGTGCAGCGGGGAGCATTTGTTGTGCAGCAGGGGTAAATGTCACATCAGATATAGCGCCAACACGTTCTGAACCAATTAAACCTTCTGCTTTAATAATAGCTAACTCTTCCTCTGTAGGGACTCTACCAAGAATACTAGATAAATCCTCCAACGCAGATTTTCTGCCTTTTTCACCTCCACCATCATAAAAAAATTCAGCACCAAAACCAACCACAGGATCAATCACATACTCACGTGCAAACTTGCCACCTTTTCGGGCTAACTCTTGGACCGCCGATAAAACACTATCAGGTTTAAAACCCTCTCCAAATTTTTCAGATAGTTGGAAGGGCTCACGCAATCTCGAATATTCTCTGAGTGCTTGTTCTACTTCAGAACCAAACTGTGCGCCAGGTGCGTTAATAATTGGAAAGATAGACGTGTCCGATCCAATACCTTGTCGTAATTCTGCTAATTTATCGTCAGACAGCTGATAACGTATTCCACCAATAATATATTCATTCGGGCCTAATGGGGCAACAGAGCCTCCGGCTTGAAACATACGCCTACTATAGACATCTCTCATCTAACTGCCTCCGCCAAAACCATCAGCACCCATAAAGCCACGATAAGCACCAACACCAGCTTGTAAGCCAGCCAGTCTAGGATCAATAGGCGGTCCAAAGGTAGATTCTATTTGAGTTCTAGAACCTTCAAACCTTGGTAATAATTGTGCTATTTGCCCTAAGATGCCAAGCGGTCTACCTTGTTGCGCTAATTGTTGCTGGAATAGTCTATCTAATCTGGTTTGTACTAAATCTCTTGGAACTGCGCCTAACTGCATAAGTTCTGCTCTTTGTCGTGCTCCTAGATCCTGACGCTCTCTACCAAGCCCACCAAATTGAGCTCCATATCCTGCTAAGGCAGAACCAATACCTCTTGTTAGTTGAGCTCTCTGGCCACCTAAGCCTAATATATCTTGGGCAAAGCCACGTCGAGCTGCTAACTCGTCACTACCTAAACCTCGTTCAAAACCAGCAGCACGTTCTAATGCACCTCTTTGGAATTGTGATTCGGTTTGGGCACGTGACAAGGCGTCTTCAAACCCACGTTGTCTTATAGCACCCAGAGCCTCACCTAACCCACGTCCTAAGCTACGACGTCTTTCGGCGGCTGACAAACGGGCACGTGAACCAAAAGCAGACTCACCCCCTGCCTGTATATCACGTGCTCTTTGTTGGATGTCTTGCATTTCGCCCGCTTGTAAGGCGTCGTCGATTGTTCTTTGCACTACTTGTTGTTCAAAAGGATTGAAAAATGCTTGGGATGATCTTGGATCAAACCCAACTAAGGATGCTCTTTGAAAGTCTCTAGCTGACGGCCCCATACGCCCTAAAGAACTCATTAAGCCACCTAAGCCTGCACCTAGCTGTTGTTCAGCTTGAGCAAAGTAAGGTTGCATCTGTTCACCAGCTCTTCTTTCTGCTGCTACGGCTTCTTGTAGTGATTGTTCTTGTGCTTGTAGATAAGGTTCAAAAGCACCTATACCGCCATACGCTTGCTGTATAGCAGCTTGTTCTAAAGGAGATAGCCCTGCAGTTTGTTGAAGGGGCACTTGTTGTCCTAAAGCTTGTGCGCCCGCTGCTTGTATTTGTTGAATAAATCCAGGGGTGTCAGCAGTTCCAAAGTATAAAGAAGCTAATCTTGGATCAGCTTGTACCTCTGTAACCTCTTGCCCTTTCTGTAAAACAGGTGTGTATTGGTTAGGAGCAGCGCCGTACATGTTAGGTCCTGTTGTTTGGTTCCCTCCTTCATCTCTATCATCAATACCATTTCCATTTCGGTCTTGAAAATCCATAGTTCTGAAAGCTGGGGTTTTAGGTCGGCCTGGCTTTTGAAATGATCCTGGACGGGTTCCTCCTTGAGTCTTTACATCATATCCGCCGAAAAACTGTGGAAACTGCATGCCGCCTTGAAACGGCCCTCCTTGTACTCCAAATGGGCCACCAGCTCTACCTTGGGGCGGACCATAATAGTTCATATCTACGTTACCCATACCAAACGGTTGTGACATTAGGCTACCCCCTCGAAGTATCTCATTAATTTCATCATATTATCTGCACCCCTTTTTCTATCTGGTTCAAGGCTTGGTATTATTTCCATTATACCGCCTTTTTTCTTGTTTATTTTCATAGCACCTGCGCCTAGATTAGCTTTTGCTGTCATTACAAATTCACCGTCTGATAACATAGCTGGTATGTCATCCGAAGTTCCTGTACCTGGTCCTATAGACTCGCCACCCTTACGCATGTCCATCACTTTACCACCTTCCGCATAATCTGACTCTCCAATTACTTGACCGCCTTTGGCAAAAGCATTTACAGGGTTTTGTGTTAGACCCAAATCAAAGCCTTGACTAAATGGTTGTGGCATTTGAAGCTCTGGTCTTATTAGTCTTACGTCTTTTGCACCACCAACCTCTTTTTTAGCGGCTTCTTCTGTTGCCTTGCCATATGCTGTTGCCAGAGCTGCGAATACAGGGTCTATTCCAGTTGCACTAGTAAATTTGTCTCGCAAGTTACCTGCTTGATCAAAAAGACTAAAAATACCTCCGCCGCCTGGATCTATACCTAAAATATCGTCAAAAAAATTAAATTTTCTACCTTGAGCCACATTTGAACCAGCAATACCAGCTCCAGATATTATTTTTTGTAAATTTGACATGTCGCTCATTTTTAAGGCATCTGCTATATTTGTTTCGCCTGCAGCTAGCGGGGGGTTGCTTGCTAAATATTCTTGATATTGTTCTGGGGTGCCTTTAAATCCAGAAGGTACTTCGCTAGCATCAAACCCAGAAGCAGCTTCTTGTCCGCCACCAAATTTACTTCTAAAAAAATCTCTAGCTCTGCCACCTAACTTTGTACCAGTACCTGAAGCATCTGCTGTAATTTTGCCGTCTTTTATACCTATATTTGTAAAAGCATAAGCTTGGCCTAAATTACGTAGTAAAGCTAACGGGTCTTGATCTCCTTTAATTACGTTGACGGCGACTCTACCTGTATCATACATTTGGGCTGGTATTTGCCAAGGACCAGGCACGAACTTAGCGACTTTTGCTACTTTGTTAACTACTGGTTTTATTTTCTTATTCCAAAACTTACCTATTTTTTTACCTAGTTTTTTTAAGAAAAACTCTGGTAAGCCTGTTGCTGGATTGATGGAGTTCATGTTGTCCCCAACCATAAGCTCTGCTACTGACGTATCGTCTTTTGCTAATATTTTTTCTATAGCTGTTTTAAGTTTAGGATTTTCGTCCAGAAAGTTTGGGGGTAAAACTACTTCCCCCGGAGTCACATGAGCTAACTCCGTATCACCAAAACGCCCCATATTTTTTATAGTTTCAAGTCTCATTATCCTATTGTTACTGTTACACTACCTAGACTACTTGTCGCACTCAGACCTGTCAAATAGGTGCGGTGCGATGTCAGGTCAATAAATTCAGTGCCATCAAACACTTGCAATACTTCCGTAGTCGTATTGAATATTAGCGTGCCAGCCTCAAACTGCGACTTATCACGATCGGTTGTATTTAATTGTAGCGTAAATGTCGGGTCAAAACTAGCCAAATTTAACTCTAAAATTCTTACTAAACGGTTAAATGTTTCGGCTGAAACAGATTCACCTGTAGCAATAGGCAGACGTGTTGGTAATAATTTTGCCATTATCTCCTGCCATCTGGTCTAAGATCGAGCCTTGTAGCACCTAGACGCCAGCCTACTTCTGAATTACCAGCATCCCCATCATTAGATTCTAAACGCAAAACAGCTTGTCGGCCTCTGCCTCTAATGTGTGATTGTTGTGTCGTTGCTGAAATTGTAGAAGTAGCTGCAGTAGATAGACTGTCTCCGGGAAAATTACGGACCTTAGTGACAATATTTAAATTACCGCCATCAGAGTTGGACAAAAATTTAATATCAGGAATAATCTTGCGTAAAAAAGTAAATTGTTCACCATCTCCTATATCAAAATCAGAAGACTCTATAAACACGCCTGTCATTTCAGAACCGTCATCATTAAATCCTTTCTCGTGCTCGTACAGTAAATTATTAGCAGTTGCTTGTGGGTATGGCTCGACTCCAGAATCCAACCAAGCATGACGTTCTAGTTGTCCATAATACCAAACACCCTCTTGATAGTTATATATCACATATCGGTCTATTTCTCTTGACGAGCTAGATGGATAGAACCAGCCCACTTCGTTTTGTTTTGTGTTAGTAAAAGCAAAAACCTTATACGCTTGTGATTGATTAAAGTCACTAAATACAAAATCTAAAACCGAACAAGGTATCTTATTTACCGTCCCATTATAAATATAAAAATTATCGTACGACATGAAATATATGCCTTGCGGTCCAGTAACTGCTGCTTTTGGTCCAATCAATCCTGTAGCTTGATTTATTAAATTAATTGCAAAAGTAAAAGGCGGGCCAACAAATTGCATACTGTAAACCGAGGTATCGGTAAATATTACAATCTCTTGTCTGGATTTAACCGCTCCTACTATTAGCGAC